ATAGTTTAGCAACAAAAGAATATGTTGATAGTGCTTCTTCAGGATTAGATGTTAAAGATAGTTGTAGAGTTGCCACAACTGCTGCTTTAACGGTTACTTATGACCAATCTAATGGAAGATTAGACAACGCAGGTACACAAGCTGCTCTTGTTATAGACGGCGTAACCTTATCAGTAAACGATAGAGTTTTAGTAAAAGACCAAACTGAAGCAAGACAAAACGGATTATATATTGTATCAGATATAGGTTCTAACTCTTCAAACTGGAGATTAACTAGAGCTGATGACGCTGACGCTGGTAATGAAATTACTGGTGGTACATTTACTTTTGTTGAAGAAGGAACTGCTAATAGTGATAACGGTTATGTATTTACACATAACGGAACACCAACATTAACAGACAATACATTATCTAATAATACAGAATTACCTGTATCACAATTCTCTGGTGCTGGTCAAGTAGTTGCAGGTGCAGCTCTTGTCAAAGCAGGAAATACTTTAGATGTAAATGTAGATAACTCTTCAATCGCTGTTGTATCAGACGCATTACAAGTTAAAGCAGGTGGTATTACAAATGCTATGTTAGCAGGAAGTATTACAGCTGCAAAACTTAACAATCCGAATATTACATTAGCTTCAGACAACGATACAGGAACACCAAGTTTCGCACTTGAAGGTTCTTTGACCGTTGCAGGTGGCGAAGGAATTGATACTTCTGCTAGTGGTTCAACAATCACTATTGCTGGTGAGGATGCTTCAACAACAAATAAAGGAGTTGCGTCTTTTGATACTGCAAACTTCACGGTTACTTCTGGTGCCGTTGCGGTAACTACAATTGATGGTGGGTCGTTCTAATGTCCACGGTCATAAAACCAAAACGAAGTTTTACAACCGGTTCTGTACCACAATTAAGTGATTTAGAAATCGGTGAAATCGCAATGAACATTGCTGATGGTAAGTTTTATACCAAGGCAAATGCGAATACGGTTAAAGAAATTGGTGGTGCGTCTGCTGTTAATATTCAATCAGTATTACAAGCAGGTAACACTTCAACGACAGATATAGTATTGAATAATGCTAATATCACTTTTGAAGGTATTACACCTGACGCATACGAAACAACATTAACGGTAGAAGACCCGACTGCTGATAGAACGGTTAAACTACCTAATTCAAGTGGGACACTTGCATTGACAGGAGATATTCTTGCCTTTGCTGTTGTCTTTGGAGGATAATAAATGGCAAGTGCTTTTAAAAATGCAGGACAAGCGAACCCTACGGCTGATGACGCAACAGCAAATGTATATACAGCGCCTTCTAACGGAACTGCTGTGCTACACGCTGTTTATATCTCTAATACTTCACAAAGTACACAAGCAAATGTAGATGTAAAAGTGACCATAGATGGTGGTACAACTTTTAGACATATAATAAAGAATTGTATCATACCTCAAAATAACACATTTATTTTAGATAAACCTGTAAATTTAGAGGCCAATGATATAATAAGAGTAGTAAGTAATATCACAGGAACTGATACTTTTATTTCAGTACTAGAGAATACTTAATAGATTATAAATAGTATAAATATAAGAAAAAGAGGAAGAATTAAATGGCATTAGCATTAGCAACAGGAGCTTCAACCGCCGTCGGAGTAGACGCTGCTGGATTTCAGATTTCAAATGAATACGCTATGCACGCCCTTAACCGTGATGTAAATGGTCTTCTAATTTACACGAAGACTAAACTTGATAGTACAGATACTATTGAAGTTAACAATGGAGAAGGTTTTGGGTACAATGGATTTGAAGGACTTGCAATAGGAAAAGCAAGTGATGGTACTACCGTTCAGAATACACTACAAAGTGATTTTGACGAAACAACGGATGCACACTTTCAAACAAATGCAAAATTTAGAAAGTATCAACAAGTTAGATTTGACCCGTTGAAACTTTTTTACTTTATTAATGATGAAGGAATGTTAGTCGCTAGATATCAACACGATTATACTTATGCGGCTAGTGAGACGGCAACAAGCACTACTGGAACCAACTGGATTCCTACTGGTGGAAATTATTACACACAATCAAATGTCAGTAGATATTTGTAATTAAACAAGAGAGAGAATAAAAATGGCAGATTTTATTTTAGGTAGACTTAAATTTCACTTTAAAGGGGATTGGGTTACAGGTACCGCTTATATCAAAGATGATGTCGTAAGATATGGTGGTAATTCGTTTGTCGCAATGGCAAACCATACAGGTTCAGCAACTTTTGAAGCTGACCTTTCAACAACAAAATGGAAAAAGATGAGTGCCGGACAAGAATGGAAAGGCGCTTGGCAAACAACAACATACTACAAAGTAGATGATGTTGTACAATGGGGAGGTTCAACTTTTGTTTGTAATACTGCCCACACTTCACAATCAGATTTATATGACGACACTTCAAAATGGACTAGTTTCGTTCCAGGATTTAACTGGACAGGAACTTATTCTTCAGGAACAGCATACAAAGTTAACGATTTAGCAAAATATGGTGCAAATGTTTATATCTGTACCGTAGAACATACTGCCGCTTCTACAATAGATACTGCTAAATTTAATGTATTCGTTTCTGGATTAGAATTTGAAGATAGTTATAATAGTGCTACTGCTTATCAAGCAGGTGATGTTGTAACCTACGGAGGTTATAACTATGTCGCTGTTCAACAATCAACAGGACAAACACCTTACAACAACGCAACATACTGGGAAGTATTAACTACTGGTTTTAAAATGGTAGGAACATATGCCGGTTCTACTGCATACAAAACTGGAGATGTTGTTAGATATGGTGGTCACACATATGTTGCAAAACAAGACGCAACAGGAGTTGTTCCAACAACAACTGCAAGTTGGGATAAACTAAACGAAGGATTTAACTGGAGAGATAGTTGGGCAGACGCAACTGAATATGCTCCAGGAGACGCAATAGGTTATGGTTCATCTTCTTATAGATGTAAACTTGCTCACACTTCTTCTGCCGTACAAGGTGACGCAAAAAGACCTGACTATGATACAGGCGGTGTTTACTGGGATTTGATTGCCGAAGGTGATTCCAATTTCGTAACCACTACAAGAGGTGACCTATTAACAAGAAACGCTACACAAAATATTAGATTAGGTATCGGTACTTCTGGTTCAGTTTTACAATCAGATGGTACAGATGTAAGTTGGGGTATCGCTGGGGTAACGCAAAATACTTATTTCGTTGCTAAACACGGTGCTGATAACGACCCAGCTTCTGATACAGGAAGAGGAACTTCACTAGACAAACCTTGGTTAACAATTGCATACGCATTAAATTGGATGAATACAAATGTTGCCGCTAATCTACAAAAAACTTTATATGTAAAAACTGGTGAATACGAAGAAGCATTACCGATAGTTGTTGGTGCAAACACGCAAGTTATTGGTGATGGTTTAAGAAGTGCTGTAGTTAAACCTGCTTCAGGAAACTCATTAGCAACTGGATTAACAAACACACCTAACGCAAGAGCAGATATGTTTAGAGTTAGAAACGGTGTAACCTTCTCTGGTTTCACTTTCTCTGGTATGCAAGGTACTATGGGAAGTGCTGACACTTATGGTGTTCAAAGACCAAATACTGCTGACGGTGCAACTCGTTCAGGCGTAGTATTCGCACTTGACCCAGGAACTGGTGTTGGTGACACTTCTGTTCACATTACAAGTAAATCACCATTTATACAAAACTGCTCACACTTTGGAAGTGGTTCAGTTGGTATTAAGATTGACGGTTCATTGCACAATGCTGGTAACCGTTCAATTCTTGCAAACGACTTTACTCAAATATCTGACGGTGGTGTCGGTGTTTGGGCACTTGCAAATGCAAAATCAGAATTAGTATCTGTATTCACTTATTACGCACACCACGGTTATCTATGTGATAGTGGTGCTGTTATTCGTTCACTAAACTCAAACAACTCTTATGGTGAATATGGTTCTACTGCAAACGGTATTGACGCAAACGAAACGCCTTATACTGGAACGGTAGATTTACAAAACAACGAAGCTAGAGTAGGAAGAGTATTAGTATCTGGTTCAGGAATCGCAAGACTTGAATTTGAATACGCTGGGGAAGCATACACTAATGCAAGTATATCAATTGCAGGTTCTGGTGCCTCTGGTGCTGCTTCTGCCTCTTTTGCAAACGGTGCCGTTAAATATATTGAAGTAACCAATAACGGTTCAACTCACTTTACAACTTCTGGATTCGCACAATCAGGAACTTCAAGTACAATTAAACTTGCTGCTTCTGATAGTCAACCAGATGATTTCTATAACGGAATGAGAATTACAATTTACACAGGAACTGGTTACGGTAATACAGGTATTATCGCTGACTATGTTGCTTCTACAAAAACTGCAACGGTACAAAAAGAAAATGGTACTGCTGGATTTGATGTATTTGTAAACTCTGGATTATCACCTGCAACATCTTTTGATACATCTTCAGGTTATGAAATTGAACCTAGAGTTGCTATAACTGGTGGTGGTTCTCCTAGTAGAAACGCACTCGCAAGAGCAGTTGTAGAAAATCAACAAGTTTCAAAAATTTTAATATTAGACGGTGGTGCTGGTTATTCTTCTGCACCAACGGTTACAATTACAGACCCTAATGCTTCTAGTGTTGCAACAGCAACTTCTGCTATAGGTAATGGTGTAATATCTCAAACAACGGTAACAACTGCTGGTTCTGGATATAAAACAGAAACAACTACTGCTACTATTACTGGAGATGGTTACGCTGAAATCTCAGCTGCTGGAACAGCGTTTGTAAGATTAACAGGATTAAGTAAATCGCCAACTGGTGGTGACATTGTAGAGTTTGCTGGTATATCTGGACAAGCTTACTATGTTGTATCAGTATCAGGTTATTCAAGTGGTGCAGGATTAGTTAGAGTAAATCCTGTGTTTACTACTTCAAATGCACCTACACACGGCGAGACTGCAACATTAAGAAGTAATTACTCAAATATCAGATTAACTGGACACGACTTCTTGGATGTAGGTACTGGTGGTTTCTCAACTACTAATTATCCTAACACTCCATCACAATTACCAGACCCTAATGACGAAGTATTAGAAACTGATAGAGGTAGAGTATTCTACTCTTCAACTGACCAAGATGGTAACTTTAGAGTAG